GGAATCAGAATCCAGCAACTAGAGTGCTGGTGCCGGGATAGCCACGCCACTTGTGACGGACGGAGTGTTACCGCGTTGCCGGTGATATACTTGAGCTCGACCAGATGAAAGTCCCCGGCCTCGTCACATATCATCAGGTCAGGAATCCCAGCCCCGATGTAGTTCTCAATCCTCGTCAAAAGCAGCTTCCGTTTCGACCGCTGCGCTGCTTCCTTCACTTGCTTGTAAAAGCCTGCCTCTCGCTTTGTCGCGATTGGAGGTATTTTCATCTTCGGGGGTGATATCGATTGTGACCGGGGCATAGCTGTTTTTAATCTCCTCAAGGGCTTTCAAAACCTCGTCCTTGCTCATGCTGTCAATCGAGCCATGGCGAATCTCAGATTTGCTTACGTAGATGTCCCCTTGTGCTTGACCTCGCCGATACTCCGCTTGAACAGCAGCAGAGTAAGCGCCGTTCTGCAAAGCGGTGTCCCGGATAAGCTGAAGGTCACGCAGATGCCGTTGATAAGTTACGCCGTACTTCTCGTCGAGCTCGCGGCGGTAAGCTTGGATCGCTGCCACCACGTGCGGAGAAATGTGCGGGTTAGTCAGCTCATACGCCCGGGTGTGGGCAGAGCCGACAGAATAGCCAGCGTTGATCGCCGCTTCTCTCAGAGTTATCTGACCGTCCTTGCTGACCAGCTCTTTGACAAAGAGCTCCTGCTTTCGGGTCAGAGCGGATTGTGCTGTCACCGGGGGACGGCCCCGGGTCTCCATGGGTTTGCCGGTGAGCTTCGACGCTCTCTTTCTTGCCGCCATCGTTTCCTCAGTTAAAAAGGTCAACTCCCATCCTTTTTACAGCGGTTACTTATATAGAGCAAAAAATATTTTTTTTGAAAAAGGCCCGCGACCCCCATTAAGGTCATTTTCTTCCGTAACACCTTTGATTTAATGGTGTATACAGAAGTGTTACGGTTTTGATCTTCTGTAATCGTTGCTGACTAAGGGTTACAGAAAAACGTAACACCTGTAACACCTGTAACACCATATTTTTTGTGTTTTTTATTTTTTCTAATTTTCTCCCTATATATGTATACCGTTACGAAAAGGGGCCCCGCCGAAGCGGAGCCCAAGGTCCATGAGCCGCGGTCAGTCGTCCGCGTATGATGCGGTGAAGCCCAAATTTCGGGTTTTGCCTTTAAAGACAAACTCTTCTTCGACTTTGTCGAAAGTGCTGTTTTTAAGAACAACCCTGAAATATTGGGTAGCGGAATACATTTTACCCATTCGATGGGCGTATTCCACGGCGCGGACGTAACCTAGATCGAAAGTGTTATCGAGGCCCATTCTAGTGAAGAGGGGCTCTCCATTACACTCTTCCATCAGGATCGAGGTGAAGGACATGCAGTCCCCCCACTCATATTCCTTGTCGGCGGTTTCGAGCAGCTTGCTCTCGACGACCCAGACAGATGCGGCGTTGGTGTCAGTCATACTGACCTCCCGTAGTTGTTGACGGTTTCAAATAGCGTGGGCGCTTTTGCGCTCTTCTTATCTTTCTATTTTAAATCAATGGGTTAAAAGAGATATCCCATATGCGACTTATCTTATACCGTATGCGACAATATGCGTCAATAATTTGACACTTTAGTCGTTCTCGTCTCGCAGCCGCGCCTTCAACATCAGGGATTGCGCTTCGTGCAGCTTGCTGATTGCTTCGTCGAGGAAGGGCTTGCCTTCGCCTTCAACCTCCAGCCACAGGTCATTGACGGCGTGGATGGCTTGGTTCAGCAGCGCGGCTGCCGCTTGGTGGTCACTAGGCTTTGTCAATGCTTGGTCCCCTCTTCCTCATCATATGCACGGGCAATGGTTGCCGCTTGGTGCATAGCTGAAGACAGCATACCGATGGCGGTGCTTCCATCTCCCGCTAAAATCACAAGCCGGAACAGGAGAGCCGTGAGAGCTCCGCCCAGAACCGCGCCGGTATTGAACCCCTCGGTTTCCAGTTGATCAAGCAGGGCGTTCATTTCGTTGCCCGCATAGTCGAACTGCTTTTCAAGATCTTCGCTCATCCGCGTTGTACCCTCAACCACGCCGCAAGCAGCTTTTCTGCTGCTTCGACGGCCTCACGGCTATAGTCACCCTTGGCTGCAATGGTGGACGTTTGCGCGTTGATCGCGCTGGAGACTGCGGCCACGGCATCAGTATACTCCATGCCGCGGACGATATCGAACAGCTCTTCCTTCTTACGCATCGTAGTCTCTCCCTAAAACGCCAAGCTTGTCTCGATCTTCGTCGAAGGCGAACTCGTGTGGGATGTTGTGATATACGCAGTACCCGACAGCATTGTAGATCAGATCGTCTGGCGCTTGCGACTCGTCGATCAGGACGCGGAAATCGTTTTTACCCTCGCCCTGCTCGATGATGAGCCAGAACCAGTAATCGTCCTTGCCGGACCATGCCATCATGCGGCCATCGCCGCGGATTGAGGTGACATCACCGAGGACCGTGGACAGGCCACTGACCTTGTCAATGATATCGACGACAATCGTGGGCAGCGGGTAGCTTTCCGGCTCCGGCGGTCTGTTCACAATCATCCGCTGGATGCGGCCCGCTATCTCCCAATCTTCATCCGCCTCTGGCAGGACGCCGCGCATGATGGACATGCCGCGCTCAATCGTCTTGAGCTCTTCAGTATCAAAATCAATCATTCAGGTTCTCCCTAGCTGGTGTAATCTGTATATAAGACTTATCGCATATACAGTCAAGGCAAAAAGAAAAGCCCCGGAGATTTCTCTCCGGGGCCCAACTACGGGAACGCTCCCAACATACGCGATCTTATGGGAAAGACAAGGACTTTTTAGGAGCTAACTGGTCGGGCAGTTGCAGGTTGCAAGAGCCGCAGCGCGTGGGCTCTTTGAGTTGGGTATCGCACTTTGGGCAGCGGCCCGCGTCCAGACGTTTTTGGATCATGCCCGGATCCCCGATAGTGGGGTACTGGAGCTCTCTATTCTTCGGCCTCATCATCCTCATCGACTTCTCCCGTTCCTTCACACAGTTGACATTCCATGATGCGTCCCTCGAGCCAGCCGCCGCTCCACGCCATGGGCGCGGGGACAGCTATCTCGTATTCACATTCGCCTTCACCGCCGCACTCCGGGCACTTCATCTGTAGCTCTCCCACTTGTAGAAGATGTGGTCATTGATGCGGACGGTTCTGTATTTAACCTCGGCCCATTCAGGCTGGACATAGTCAGCATGATAGTGGGTTGCGCCGTCGGTGGGATCATAGGTGCGCTCTGTCATCGCGCCGTAAGCTGCGAGGACCGCGGTCTGCCATGCGTCTTCTTCGGTTGGCATGTCAGACTTGCCGTCACAGTAGTAGCTGAACTGGCACATGTTTCGGATGGGAAACTCAGGTTTCCAAGAGTAGGTGGGGCCCTGTTTAACGACAGAGCAGATGTCGTCGGGGAACCGGGTGTCATCCACCCGGTTCAACACAACGTGGGCTACGGCGGACTGTCCGACAAAGGGCTCGCCTCTGGACTCAAAGTAGACCGCCGTAGCGAGACAGATTAAAGCTGCATCAAGCATCTGTCGGTTACTCAACCCTCCAAAGTCGATAAAAGGTTTGACCGTTTTCTTCAACCTTGCGACGAACCAGCTTAGCAGGTTTATCGTTGATACCATACTTACGAACAGCGGCATCGACTCTGAACATTTCTCTCTCAGTGGAGAGCTCGATCATGTCACCGACTTTCCAATCGTTGATCCAAGCATACTTACGGGTGCCTGTGCGCTTGGTGATTGGATTCGATATTGGGGGGATTTCTACCCCAGACTTGAAAATAGGCATTTCATGTTCCTCATATACGAGTTGATAGAAGTTATCCCATACTACAGCTAAAAAAAGATGTCAACTGAATTGACATCATGTCTTCAGCAGTTAGGATGCGTGTTTTTTATAGATATCCCACATAATCCGGAGCTGACCACTAATGGTCCGTCCTTCTTGGCGAGCTATCTTACGAATCTGTTCGTATACCTCGATGGGTACAAGCACAGATTTCCACTTGGTAGTGTCCATTTACACCTCCTGTAAGGGAATATATAGGACAAGTGGCAGAGATACAAGAGAAAAAAGGCCCCGAGCAGAGCTCAGGGCCAGTTTAGGGAGGAATACCATGAAAAAGCTCACCGAGCTTCGCCCCAGCTAGGACCAATCTCAACATCGCATTTGCTTGGTACTTCCAACGGTACAGCATTTTCCATAATTTCAGCAACAGAAATTGCATCTTCACGATTTTTCACGGACATCGCGATCTCGTCGTGGATTTGCACCAAGGGCAGGCGTCCTTGTTCATAAATATTCACCATGGCTTGTTTGGTCATGTCCGCAGCCGACGCTTGGATGAGCCGGTTCAAGGCTTTGTAGGTGTATGCCCGCTTCAACCGGGTGGTCTCCCCATACTCTTTGAGCGCATCTTTGTAGGGCATGGCCTTGTTCATCTCAAAGGTCGCGGGCTCCCAGAGATCGAACCGGCACTTGCGCCCTAGTATTGACCGGATGGAGCCGCTGGAGCCCCGGTTGTTGAGGCTGGTCATCACGCCATTCATTAGTCCCTTAACAAATGGGACGCGGTCGTGATACTGGCCGACTAGTCCTTTGGCTTCCTCTACATCAATGTCGAGCTGGTCAGACAGCTTGTTGACGCCCATGCCGTACATCATGCCCAGATTGATTGTCTTGGCCTGCTTGCGCGGGATGTTAGCCATCTCTGCCACCATGGTGTGGAAGTCCATGTCCGGGTCCTCGCGATATGCCGTGACAAACTCCTCGACGCCGCGCATCTGTGACCCGCGTGATCTGCCGTAGACATAAGCATAGTGGACCAAGATCCGCGGTTCCTGCTGCGAGAAGTCAATCGCCGCCCACTGCTCGCCTTCTTCCGGCAGGAACAGGCTGCGTATCATGGGGCCGAGCTCAGGATCGCGGGCCGGGATTTGTTGCAGGTTGGGGTTGGACATGGATATACGGCCCGAAACGGTCCCGCCGTCATCTGATCTGATCTGGTTGATGTGCCCGTGGATGCGGCCATCTGCGTGGCAGTGCTTCATAATGGTGTTGATGAAGGTGCCGCTGGTCTTGTTCAGGTTGCGGGCCCGGACGATTAGTTGTGCAAGCTCGTGCGGGTGGTCCGCCAGAAACGATTTGGTGAAGGACGGGGCGTTCTTCTCGGTGCGCGGGTAAGGGATGCTAAGCTTGTCAAAGGCTTTGGCAATGGATGCTGCGGCCCAGAGCTCTACATCCTGACCAGCTACGCGCTTGATCTTGGCAAGCGTGGCCTTCTCTTCCTTGATCAGGTGGTTGCGAGTGCGCTCGACACGATCTTGGTCAATGCGGACGCCGCGCCATGTCATGTCCACCAGACAGGGCAGGAGCTTGAGCTCAAGGTTTGCAATCGGCCAGAGCTCTTCCTTGGTAAGCTGCGCGGACAGATAGTTCCAGAGCTTAAGTGTCAGTTCCGCATCCACTTGTGCGTAGGGCCCGACATACATGGCGGGCATCTTCCACATCTCAGCTTTTGGATCGAGACCAAACTCGCGGGCCGCGTCCTGTAATGTGCGTTCCTGTTTTACTTCGTTGAGCAGGTCGTAAGACAGGGCGTTGAGGCTGTAGCTGAACCTGTTCTCATCTAGCAGGGATGCGATCAGCATGGTGTCGATGATGCGCCCGTTGATGGTAAATCCCATCTGCCGGATCCAGCCCGCATCATACTGCGCGTTATGCATGATCTTATCGGCCGGAGACTCGAATACTTTTTTGAGCCATTTGTTGACGATGCGCTCGTCAAGATTACCGCCATGCTGGTGACGGATAGGTATGTAACCGGCCCAGCCGTCCACCGCTATAGCATAGCCGACTACCTCGCCGTCACCTGTCGGCCAGCCGGGGCCTTTGGATTTGATATGCGGGTCTCTGGTTTCGACATCTATTGCTATCTGTTTGGCATCAAAAATATCTGGCAGCTCCGCAGGCGGCACCCACTCACTTTTTGGTGCGAACATCGCCATCTGTAAGGCCATTGCCTTCTCCTCCTAGTGCGCCATAGCCGCAGATATCTATCCAGCTATCCTCGTGATCTGGCGTCACTATAAGCCTTGCCAGCTTGACCGCAACCATACATTGGTAGACTTGTGAGACACTTACATCTGTTTCCAGTATCACGGACCACATGTTGGCTATGCGCTCGTGGTTGTCGTAGGCATCGCCATAGTCTTGAGCCCGAGGGCCGTTGACCAAGCTCTCTGCCTTCTCAAGTATCTCCTTGCGGTTCATTGTCTAACTTTCTGTAAAAGTAAGGTTCCGCCACGCAGCCCCGGTAGTTTTCCCGGTACGGAGGACGATGCAAACAATTCTCGCATACATCTCCTTGCTCTAATGACTTCAGTCGGGCATAGAAAGTCTTCCACTTGTGCCCACAGGTATCGCACAAGAAGAAAGCCTCGTACTTCATATCAAGTAGCTCCTGTTGTCATCCTCGGGGTCTATTAAATACAGGTTTTGCTTGGTGCGTGTGACGCCGACATAGAACACCCGGTGCAGGTCGTCAGGGGCTTGTTCAGCGGCTTTTGCTGCTGCGGGTGATAGATCGGTAAACAGAACGACGTTGTCGGCCTCGCCGCCTTTAGAGCCGTGAATCGTGGACAGTTCTATCCGAGGCTTTGCGTTGAACTTTTCACCACGGCGCAATAGTGCGGTGATGTATACCCGGTCGGCGCTGGGCATCCTGTCCATGGCTTCGTGCCAGATGCAGTCTCGAATATTCTCCTCAATGCGTGGAGTGCCCATGATGTGCACCAGTTCCACAAGGCCGTGATGCGCGATCAGCTCATCAAGTGACACAGTCTCGTCGTCATCGAGTCCGGGTAGTTTTTTGAATCCGCGCTTGACCCGCTCGCCGACAGACATATAACTATAAACGGCTCGTGCGGCTGCACCGGTTATTCGGTGACCCTTTCTCATTTGCTCCCAGCCATTGATGGCGTCACTTAGTCTTTCGGATATGGACCTCCGTCCGCGATAGCTGTAGAGGATGCCTCGGCTTTTGAGTTCTTGGGTCACGGGTGCTAGGAAGTAACCGGCTTGCGCCAGCACGAGCCACGATCCCTCGCTAAAATCCAGATAGCTTATGTCAGGCACGTGTTCCACGAGCCCCGGGTCCTTACGAGGCAGGTAGTTCTTTGGGACGCGGCGGTTGATTCGTTTGGCTACGCGCTCGGCTAGAGGGTGAACAGCAGCGGGGACGCGGTGCGATTGCTCCAGCACCTCGTAACCGCCGTTCAGGTTGATGAAGTGTTCTACATCAGCACCGGCCCAGCGGTAGATCGCTTGGTCGTCATCTCCGGCGCAGTAGATGCGCTCGGAGCTCTGCTCAAGTATGTGGGCTACGTCCCACTGCAATGGCGATAAGTCCTGCGCCTCGTCTATAAATGTGATGGCAAGACGAGGGCAGAACTCCGCGCCTTCACGTACAAACACCTCTAGCATGTCCGTGAAGTCGTATAGCTGAAACCGGTTCTTGTATTCGGTCATGCTGTCGGCAATGTATTTGACCCGGTTCCAATCCATGTCCATGCCGCTGGCATCATATTGCTCTCGCAGAGTGACCTTGCGAAGGCGGGCTAAGTTGATGAGACTGATGACCGGGTTGTCATTCTTGGTCAGGTCGAAGGCATCATCCTCACTCATGCCCTGTCCGCCAGCAGTCAGGTCAAACCCGATAGCTC